CTTCTGTTGGAGTAATCATGTACATTGTACCTTCATCAAACAAACGATCAAAGTCAAATGCTACCATGATTTTCTGAACTGTAGAATCAGTCGCAAACATCAACTTTGGATCGAATGAAGGATTGTCTACTTTGATAGGGTACAAGTAGTCACCTACTTTTGAACCTACCAAGTTACCATTGATATCTACAATGTATACTCCGAAGTCTACACAACGGTTATTCTGTAGTTTTGACAACAAAGTTGGTGAACTATCATCTGCCCACAACTCTCCTGTGAAACTACGCTTTCCTTGACGAAGGAATACCATTCTACCACTATTCGCTTCTTCGAATTTAGATTCTGCCTTAGGCAATTCTACATTCTCGAATACCGGTAATGGAAACCATCTTTTCGAAGGATCTATTTCATTCACCAAATCTAACCACGTTGGTAGTGGATTAGACAACAAGTCAATGAAGTTATCTGTGCCATCATTGGCTTTAAGAGGCACCATAATCAATTTGCTTGTTACAGATTGAATAGGCACACAATTTGGGCGACCTGTGTTGGACAACCCCATATTACAATTACATCCTGCCATTTTTTCTATTTTTTATGCGTTTAACATTTACAATTTTCTTTATACTTTTTCAGCAATATTCTCAATTCTACTCCCGACAAATTAGCATCTAATATGTTCTGAAACATACCTTGATCCTTTTCAACACCAAATCTACTAAAAGAATAAACATCAAAACTATCCACTCTTACAAATTTTCTGTCTGAGTTAATTACTTTTATGATTTCGTCAACAAGGTTCTCCATTGGCAATACTACCTGCTCTCTATGATCAGCAACGTAAAAGTCAGTAGGGTTCGTCTCGTCAAGAACAAAGATACGCATCTCTGATTCCCAATCCAAAGTACTTCCTTTGCCATACGCTTTGTATTTGATCAATTCTAGCAACCATACTATAGGCGTTTTGTTCAACAGGTTGCTATCTGCTATGGTCCATTCTCTGTTTGCAGATATCTTAGTTCCGGTAAGCCAATAAGGCATTGACAACGTGATATCTCCTTCCAAATGACCTTCCTGTCCAACTGCTACAATGTACGTGTCATCAACAACTTGTGTGATTGTCCATTCTTGATTCTGATCATCGTAACATTTCTTGCCTATTCTTGCCCACTTGGTTTTACAACAATACGTTCTTCCTGTAAGTGCATCGTACTTACCTACAATGACGTTGTCAACAGAGTCAACAAGCGTTTTGATTATGGAAGAAACTTCTTTTGTCATAGCCAATATGCGTATTCAAGATTCACACCATGAAACTTAGTGTAGTCACCTTTACCTGCGTACAATACTTCCAACACTGCGTTCTGATTTGTTGCACCGGGTAGTTCTAACGTATCTCCAACTTTGTACTTGGCTCCACGAATGAAGTTAGTCAGTTTGGTTACAGATCCTATGCCCAATGAATCTACTTGCAATGTCGCATCATTATTGCCACCTTGTATGTTCAACACATCACCAACGGTAAAGTTCTCTCCACTATGGTCTACACTGACATCAGTGATTACGCCACCCGAAGTTGTAAGATACAAAATGCATCCTGTTCCTGATCCACCAATGGCAGGTTGGAAACTATTCGAATAACCTGTACCTGCGTTTGCTATTGTACTTGCTGATACTCCACCTACTAACACCATTTGTACATCACAGACAAATCCACTACCTTGTCCGGTAAGTGTATCCCACGATGCTTGAATGTAGTCCTGAGTGTATCCATCTCCAATAGCAGGGAACCAAAAGTCAATTATCTGACCTGTCTGCACTCCTTGATTGTACATCAGATACGATTGAATTGCTCTGTACGTTTTCACAGATTCATTGTACCTACTATACATCAGATTGTTCAACGTTGGTACGTTCTGACTATTCTCACTTGTCGGCATGACTTGACCAAATGGTGTCATTTGATTGTACAAGTCTTTGGCGTACTCAAAGTAAACGAAGCCTTTTAGCATATCCAAAATACCTTCTGACTGAGCAATATGATTCAACATCAACTGCTCAACAAATGGATTAAAGATTTTGATGAAGTTGGGGGACTTCGGCATTAGACCTTCTATGTCCCCCATGAATTCTTCATACAATTCAACTCCAAATAATTGAATCAGATACTTCTTTTCATATCTCTCAATGTAGGATTCGATCTTAGCCACATCGTACATACCACGATGCAGTTGGAACTTACCTACAAAATCACTTGGCGTTAAAAATACCATTACTTCTTCAATTTACCTAGTCCTTGTTTTAGGAAGATACGTGCAAACTCTGCAGTAACTTTCCATACTCCTTTAGGCAACGTACTAGACTTGCCATTAGATTCAAACTCGTACTCCTTGTCATCATCTAAATGAACGTTCAAATGAATACCTTCTTCATCTTTGGTAAATTCAACATCTACCTTCTTGGTGTCAAGGGTGGCTTTAGCGTTGCCATTGCCATCTGTCTGCAAGGTTAATCAACGTTCTTTGTGTCGATCTTGATGTCTACAGGTTTCTTCTTTCTACTAGTTGCCATGAGGTGCTAATTTATCGAATTAAGATTAAGGTTTAGTAATCGCAGTAATTGCAGTTGCAAACACACCTTTACAGAATGCGTTAACGTCATTTGCTTTTACGTAGTGTACTAAACGTGCTTCTGCAAGGATCGACACCATGTTGCGTTGGAAGTCATCATTAACATAACCTACGGAAATGTTCATGTTCTCACGCATACGGATATTCGACTTAGTCATATCACCAATTAAGAATGAACCTGCAGCCATCCAAGTAGTAGAAACTACAGTCAACTCAGCAATCTTTGGCTCACCTGTCATGTTATCAACGTAGAATAGTGGGTATGTGTACTCACCTGTAGTTGTCTTAGTCAATTGCATTTTAGCAACATCAATAGGGTTCATCACAACGTGTGTAGGCATGAACTTAGCCGCTTGAATGTTAGCAACAGTTACACGAATCACATCCATGATGTTTGGAGTAGGTACAGACAATGCGAATGAACCTGCGGCAAAGGTTGGAGCAACAGTCATAAGACCTTCAAGGTTTGCACCTGCACCTGTACCATTCAAGATACCATTCTCAATCTGATCTTC